CATTATGAACAAAGCGGAAAGGGGAGCTGAGGCAGACATGGGATTCATTGGGGATCCGAACGCAATCCTGCTCTGTTATGCCACAAACAATCCGTCTATTGACGAACCTTCCGCTGGTTATATTTTCACATGGGATATGCTCGGAGACGGACAGCTCCTTCCGGTTCTGAATTACCTGGGAGAAAACGGAACACATTCGGAATATGTAGAAGGGCTTATGGCGAGCGACATGAAAAAAACCGCAGATGATCTTGCAATGTTCTTCAAAGACGCTGTTTAAGGAGGGGTTTTATGAAGCTGATAGCGAAAAAACCCTGCTCTTTTAACGGGAAGACCTTTTACATCGGAGATGAGATTCCATCTGAATTTGTAATAAATCCAAAAGCACAAGAGAAGATAGGGGTGCTTTCGATCGCTGCCGGAGGAGATGATTTGGGCGAAGCGGTTGCTGTAAAAGCGTCTGTAGGCCAAGTTGAGTTTGCAATTCCAATCAACCAGCAGGACGGGAAGATGATATTGCACTGCAGTGAGGAGCAGATATGCAAAGCTGCAGAAATAATGCAGATGACAACGGCGGAAGCAAAAGAGGAAATCAAGGATATTAAGGAGGAGAAAATTCTGATCCTACTCAATGCCTGTGATTCAAGAAAGGCTATCAAAGAAGCGACAGAAGCTGCCGCCGCTAAACTCACTCCCGAAGAAGACATGCAGGAGGAAAGAGCGGGTGATAAATAATGGCAGGATCATACAGTTATGATCCCGGGAAGTTATCTGAACGGGGAAAAGATCTCATGCGTTTTGAACTTGGCGATACGATGGTAGAGGGGAAAGAGAAAACCTGCGCTCTTACTGATGAAGAATATATAGCCATACTTGAAATGCATAATCCATGGAAACGCGCGAAGCTGGCCTGTTTAGAGGCTATCTTCAGGCGTTTTTCTTATGAGGTCGACACACAAACAGGTCCATTATCATTACAGTTCGGAAATCGAGCAAAGCTGTGGCAGGAAGAATACGAGAAACTCAAAGCATCGGTATCCCAGAGCAGTCTTTCTGCTGCGGCTATCTCGGCTCAAGGAAATGAATGTGAGAAACCTTATTTCTATACCGGAATGATGTCCACCGAGAGAGAAGGTGGATGATGTGCTTATGTACCTTCGCCCCGGAAACCTTTTTAAAGAGTTTCTGGTAAAAAGAAAAGAGTCTGACATATCAAATATTGGACTTCCAGTGGCGGAATATAAGGATACAGGGATTCTTGTCAATGGTGTTTTGGCTGAGGCGAGTACTGATGACCGCGAGAAAACCAAGCATATGTGGGATCAGGATCAGCACTCTCTTACCCACACTATTGTAAGCTGGGACTGCCCGGCCGCCAAAAAGGGAGATGTTCTATCGCTGGAAAGTCGATATTTTCTTATTCTTGCGATAGATGATGCCGGATCCCTTGACGTGGCCACAATCTATTATGCAGAGGAAAGGAATGATTTGAGATGACGCCGGGAGGAGCATCAGAAGCGATCCGCCAGGCTGTTCGTGAGGCGGTAAGGGAAGTTAATCAAAAGACAATGTCTAAGGCATTTCGCGTGTCAAATGCCATGCGGAATAGCGCCATAGAAGTTCTGACAAACCCAAGTCCATCATCACCGGGAAACCCTCCCGGGGTGAGGACGGGCTTCCTGCGACGAGCGTGGAAGACGGGGGTGCGAATGAATGGAGGAAACTCGAACTCAAGCATCTCTATAACAGCTTACGCAGACTCCAAAGCTTCATATGCCGGATATCTTGAAGACGGAACGAAAAAAATGGAGGCAAGACCATTCGTGGATCCTATTTTGGACGATGTGGAACCGGAGGTTGATTCGATTTTTTCTGATTTTTAGGAGGTTTATATGCTGATTATTAGGAATCCGACTAACGTATTCGATACGGAGGAAATACAGCGCGGCACCTTGATATATGCAAAGCATAAAAGCTGGAGCAAAGGGGAGCAAGGGTTTGTCGTTTCCGTTACGGGAAACAAGGTCACTGTGCAATATCCACCGCAGATCGGGAATGTCACGAACCACTTTTTTATTTATGCTGACGAGGTGGCAAACGGGGATTGGGAAATTCGATACAGCAAGGATATGCAGACGATCGTGAAATATCCGGAGGAAGGAGCAGGAGATGAATCTGATAAGCCTGATTTATAAAAGATTGCTTGATTCTGAAAAGTTGAAGGCGCTATGCGCGACTTACGCAGACAAACCGGCCATATTCAACACAGAAGCTCCGGATGATAAGCAGGAAGGATGGAAAGGGAAAAGCCAGTACCCACGTATCAATTTTACGTGCGATATGCAGGCAAATGAGGAAAGATCCAGTGTAGGCGCTCTGAACATCGTCGCCTATACAGAAAGCACCTCTCTGGTCATTTTAGAGATCGAGGCGGCTATTAAGGAGTGCTTCAGGGATGTCCTGATTTACCCGGATGATGGCGGACCGTACAGTTTTGCGTGGGCAAGAACGGATCCATTCCTGCTTGAAGGAAATGTGATTGGACAGGAGATATCCATAGACATGATGGAATATTCGCCGCAGGAGACAACGGATCCCGATCCTATTGTTGCCTTGAACCAGTATATCAAAGAGTTATATCCGGATGCCGTAGTTATCGGCGTGGACCGATTGGGAGAAATCACGGATACATCCGAAAACCCGGTATTTTACTGCCGGTTGACCGCGCTGAACAAAGTGAACGGAAACAATATGAATACTGTGGCGTGGATGGACTGCAGGATTGCGGTCCATCTTTTATGCCCGGATAAATCCAAAAATATCAAAATGATTGCGGCTGTAGCACAAAGGATTGCCGTGGATGAAAGAATAATCTTATTGGATCATTCACCGATGAATATATCCGAGGTTCAGTTAGATCGTCAGGCTGATTACCTGAAATCAGGACAATTATATGTGACAGGAAGATACGGAGTGCTGAAATACAAGGCGAAAGAACACGCAATCATGAAAAATGTAATTTTAAGCAAGGAGGAGTAAACATCATGACAGAAGCAAAAACAACCGGTGCCAATACTTCACAGAAAGAAAAGGCATCGAAGAAAACTGTTGAGCCGGCGTACAGTGCAGAAGAGCTTTCTAATGCCGCAGACCGGTTTGGAACACGCAAGGAGTGCGTAGCTGCAGCTCTGAAATACTACGGTAAAGACAGAGCGACAGTAAAAGAAGCGAAAGAGCTTGTTAATAAATTTATGAGCAAGGAGGTTAAGTGATGGCAGGAACATTTATTGTTGGCGAAACAAAAATTCGCCCGGGAACATATTTTAACATCCAGAAGGTCGGCGAAAACCAGATCGTAGGCGCCTCAGATGGAGTGGTGGCAATCTTCTTTAAGTCTGATTTCGGACCACTTGCGGAGGCAGTAGAGATCACGCCAGAGGAAGGGTATGAAAAGCTGTACGGCACTGCAGGTTCGACTAACGCAATCCGTGAAGTGATTAGGGCAGGAGCAACGAAATGCGTTTGCGTTCGCGTTGGAAAAGGCGGAACTGCGGCCACAGTTACCCTTGATAAGGACGGCGATACAGAAGCATTAAAGATCACAGCGAAATATCCGGGCGCCAAGGACTTTGCGGTTACTGTAAGAGAAAAACTGTCCGATTCATCCCTCAAAGAATGCGTTATCTATTCCGGGGCAAAAGAATTTGAGAAGCTCGAATTCGCGGCCGGAGATGATGAAGTAAAGGCGCTGAACGATGCGTTTGTAAATTCCAAGTGCTTTACTTCCGAGATCGTAGCAAGCGCAACAGGTGTTCTCGCAGATGTGAGCGAAGAGGCATTTACTCCGGGAACAGATCCTACGGCAAGTAATGCGGAATACAGCGAAGCGTTTGTTGCAGCGGAGCCTTACCGGTTCAATGTAGCGTGTGTTGATACGGAAGAAACCGCCGTACATCAGTTGCTTGCTTCGTTTGTTGATCGGATTTTCGATGCAGGACAGCTTGCAATGGCGGTTGTGGCCGAAAAGAAAACGGTCGCGCTTACGGACCGTATGGCACATGCGGCTGCGTTCAACAGTGAGAAGATGCATTATGTAGTAAACGCATCCGCAGAAATCTCTGGAGAACCTGTAGAGGGATACCTCGTAGCGGCAAGGATCGCAGGAATGATTGCTGCGTGTGCGTCCAATAAATCTCTTACCCACACGGTTGTGGAAGGGTATACGAAACTTAACGACGCCCTCACTCCGACAGACATCTCTACAGCAGAGCAGAAAGGATGCATCGTTCTCAGCACAAACACGAGCGGGCAGATCTGGATCGACAGCGCAATCAATACGCTGGTAAGCCCGGCAGATAATCAGGATGACGGGTGGAAAAAGATCCGAAGAACAAAAACAAGATACGAACTGATCACCCGCTGCAACGATCAGGCTGATGCCCTGATCGGAAAGGTGGATAACGATGTGAACGGACGGGCTACGGTTGTTAGCCAGCTGCAGGGCGTCATCAATGCGATGATCAACGAAGGTAAGCTTGTATCAGGTACCGCATCCGAGAATACCACATATCAGTCCGATGGTGATTATGCATACATGGATATCCAGGTGATCGACAAGGATTCCATTGAGCATCTGTATCTGACATACAAATTCCAGTTCTCAAGCAGGACAACTGAATAAAGGAGGGAAACTAAATGGCTATTAACGAAAGAGCATCATCTGATGCGCGTCATGCGCGTACCGGCAAGGACGCCGGACTCTACAATGGAACCGGCGATCTTCTGGCTTCCATGGAGTCTTTTCAGGCAAAGGCTACATACAACAATGTGAAGTATAAACCTATGGGAGATCCGCAGGAGCATGAGACCAGTGACTCCTACGGGATCACGATCACCGTTACAGAAATTGTGATCGAAGATATCGACATGTTCCGTGAACTCATGGCATCTATGAAGTCTGGAACAACACCGCAGTTTGTATTCCAGGGCGTCCTTCAGGGGCTTAATGGATCCGAAGAGCGTGTTGTATACAGAGAGTGCATCCCATCTGGCGACATTGATCTCCAGAACGTTGCGAATGGAGATGTTATCAAGCGCAACTGGAACTTCTTCGTCAACGGGAAACCGGATCTCCAGAAAGAACTCTCAATCTAAATCGAAAAATTTAACGAAGGGTGGCCGTGCGGCCATCCTTCAATATTTTAAGGAGGATATGCAATGGCAAGTTTAGCAAAAACAGCAGAAAAGGCGGAAAATACGCAGGAAGTTCGCGAGGAAGAATTTTCTGAAAAGGAAACACAGGGGCAGCTTTTGACGGTTGAAAACGATTTTATTGCCGGAATGTTGGCGGCGGCTGCCTATAAGACAGACGAAATTGTACAGTTCGATATCGTTCGCGGAGGGAAGCTCTACTTTTCGTTCAGAATTCACGCCCTCGGAGAAGAGGAAGCAAACAAGTGCCGCAAGAAGTATACAAAGTATGTTCGGAATAAGCAGATCGGCATCAAGTTTGCAGAAGAGACAGACAATGCAAAATTCCGTTCCTCACTGATCTACCATGCAACGGTCGAAGATGACCGTACAAAACTTTGGGATAATCAGCAGGTGTGGGACGGGCTTAGAAAGCAGGGCGTTCTTGTCGTGACTGCGCTTGATGTTATCGAAGCGGTGCTTCTCGGCGGAGAAAAAGACAGAGTCATTGATGAAATCAATAAGCTGAGCGGATTTGATTCCGAAAACCTGGAAGAGGTTGAAAACAAGATGGAGGAAACGGCAAAAAACTGATCCGAGCAGGAGGAAAAACTACCCTCTTGCACCAAATTTTTCAGCGGTTAGGCATAACTCCGGATGAAGTATATGCAAAGCCGGCTGGCGTGCGGGCGTTTATGTTCGCGTCTATGAGAATACGTCTGGAAGATGACGAGAAAGGAGGAAGAGCGGGTGGCGACTA